ATGAGCCAAAAATTCCACCAGAAAGTATTTCAAACATTTACTTCTCCAACAACATGGTAAGCCACCACACACTAAACCCCAATACCAATAAGACTATCCCACCACCTAGCAGCCAGTTCACGACTTCGTCTATTTCCTCTTTTTTTTTCTTAGCGTTTTTAGCGTCTAAGATTTCCTGAGTTTTGCGCCGCTGAATGATGTTGTTGCGCTCAACCATCAGTTGCTGCCATAGATCGGCATTGCCCGACATCACCATGTAGTTGTTTAACTCACGCTCGGCATCCGCAAGTTGCTTGGCTTGCATGACAATCTCAAAAGCGGCAGCGGTATCTGACTTGCCAAACGCTGATTTTGGATTTGAGGCGGCTTTCTGTACAACGTCCTTTGCCTCAAAGAACTTCATCATATCGCCGGTGATAGCTTGGATATCCTTACCCAAGGCAATCGCAGCTTTCACCCCCTTTACGGCGGCTTGCGCTGTCGCAAAGGCGGTGATTGGATCAATCATTTGACGTGGCTAATAAACGTAAAAATTACGCTTGCCATACCGAGCAACATAGTGCCGGCAGCACTCATCATTATTTGTTCCATCCGCTTTAGCCTGGCGTTGATCTGCTCATAACGCTCGGCACAAACGGCTTCATGGGAGTTTAGGCGGGCTTCTGTTTCAGTCATGTTAATGTTGTTCCTACTTGTACAGAATCATCTGATTCCCACAGACAAGTTTCTTCATTTAACGTCCAATTACCTTCTGGTTTTGGCGCTATAAAAGCATCACGAGTTGGATCATAAGTGAAACCAATTCCAGCATAGTTTTTACGCAAAGGACGTCCTTCTGGATGTTGTCCACCATAAGTGTTATACGATGTTTGTATCCAAGTACCTGGGCTTGAATCTACAAACGTATTAAAAAACTCAGGCTCTGCAACAATTACTTGCACCACAATTCCGTTACAAACTTTTGCAAAATGTGACATTGTTTACCCCGTGTAAGTTCCTGATGTGGTGTATGTAATGATGGTGTTACTTCCAGATGTTGTTACTGTTCCACCAGTTTGTATTCCGCTGTAATTAACAGTTGGTATTGACAAAATAACAACTCCTGATCCACCAGCACCGCTAATTCCAAAGTCGCTATATGGAGAATAATATTGAGGGCAACCACCGCCACCGCCACCTGTGTTAGCACCACCATTACCACCATTTGCATTGCCAGAACCACTAATTGCTACCCCGTTACTACCAGAATTTAACGCAGAGCCGCCGCCTGTGCCACCAGCAGATGGCGCACCACCAACATGATTTTGTGAACCACCGCCACCGCCACCGCCTAGTCCGCCATTACCAGCGGGTATAGCCCCAGCGCCACTTTCAACCCAAAGGCTTCCACCACCACCACCAGCAAAATATAAACTAGTACCAGTTATAGATGAAGCAATACCAACACCGCCATTTGATTGAACGCTTGATGTTCCAGTTGTTCCAGCCGCGCCCGCACCGCCGCCGCCGCCAGTAGAGCGAGTGTCATTAGTGGCGCTATATACATTGCCACCACCAGCGTTTCCTTGACCAGATGTTCCAGACGCACCACTCGGACTACCCACACCTGATCCAGCACCACCACCAGAACCTCCCGTAGCGGCTGTCATGGCGGGATAAACACCACCACCACCTCCACCAACTGCGGCAGTTCCGTAAGCGCTAAATGATGAATTACTGCCGTTGTTTCCAATAAATTCAGTAGTTGCCGCTCCTCCTGCGCCAACGGTGACTGTGTAAGTGACTCCTCCAGTAATTGACAAACCGCTTCCAGTTAACAAGCCACCAGCACCGCCGCCGCCAGCGTGTCTACCACCACCTGCACCACCACCGGCTACTATTAAATAATTAATCAAATATTGTTGTACAGGAGTGGATGTATTAAACCCAGAGTAAGGAATCCATCCTTGTGTAGAGTCAATGTAAACAACGTGTATTGATTCCCTAGAAGTGTTTATTGTTGCATTAATAGGTAAGCCATCAAATTTAGCTCCATTAGTATTGATGGTTAAATTATTTACCCCAAATTTTCCAGCGTAATCAGTTAAGCAAACAAAGTTTCCAGCAGAAGGGCTTGCTGGCAAAGTAACCGTAATTGCACTTGATGTTGTGTTTACAGGATAAGCATTTCCCGATACAGCGGTAAAGTTTCCTGTTTGTACAGCTTGCCAAGACAAGCCGCCACCGCCACCCGTAGGCGCAGAACTTAGCCAAGCAGTGCCATTTGATGTAAGCACATTGCCTGATGTACCAGGGCTTGTTAATCCTGTGCCTCCACCAGCAGCGCCTAATACCCCACTCGAGTTGACATTATCGGCAAGAATTGAAAAATTGCGAGGAATACTCATTCTTACGCTCCAGTAGTACCAACTTGGACAATATCATTATTTTCCCATTGGCAGGTAGTTTCGTTTAACGTCCACTCGCCATCAGGTTTAGGTGGAATAAAAGCATTACGGGTTGAGTCGTAGGTGTAACCAATTCCAGCGTAGTTTTTACGAATAGTGCCATTGTAAGAAGTCTGCTTCCAATTTGTATATCCACCACTCCATTCGGTAAGAAATACTATTCCTTTGGCTTCAACTTCAACGCCATTTATTAACAGTTCGTTGTTGTTTACGCAATGCACTTCTAGCACTACGTTGTTGTCATCAAGTTTTGCAAAATGTGCCATGATTAGAACGTAATTGAACCGTTACCAGTCCATTTGTAAATACGATAACCGCCAGTTACAGTAACTGTTGGCGAACCTGTTGTAGACGCTGCTGCTGAATATGAATCAGGATAACGAATAATTACAACACCAGAGCCACCACTACCTGATGTATAACCAGTGCTATAGCCAGGATTACCACCACCGCCGCCGCCAGTATTGGTAGTTCCGCTTGTTGGCGCTACATTGCTTCCATAAGGGCTTGGGTCAGTTCCACCAGAACCACCGCCGCCGTTACCGCCAGTGTTAATGGTAGAGCCTCCACAACCGCCACCGCCGCCACCAGCGTAATAAACAGAAGAACCAGTAATTGAACTTGCTAATCCAACTCCACCAAAACCACCATAAAGATTTCCACTCGATTGACCATTAGAACCAACAGCCCCTGCACCACCGCCACCGGCTCCATTTGCGTGTCCACTATAACCATAAGCAGTTCCTCCAGCATATCCTTGACCCGATGTACCAGCACCGGCAGAACCGCCAGAACTATCACCACCGCCACCACCACCGCCTGAACCACCACTACTTCCATTTCCTATGCTTGGAACGCCGTTACCTCCACCACCACCGCCGGTACAAGTAATAGAACCAAAAACAGAATTAGAACCATTATTTCCTTGTTGAGCATCACCTCCACCAACACCCGTACCGCCAGGACCAACAGTAACTGTGTAAGAAGTTCCAGGAGTTACAGAAAATCCAGTTGCAGTTTTAAATCCACCAGCACCACCACCACCACCGCCGTTTCTTCCACCACCTGATCCACCACCAGCAATTACAAGATACTCTACTGTAGATGTTATAGAACCAGGCCATGAAGCAGCTTGCAATCCTTGCATCACTTCATTGGAACGCCAAATACCAATAGCGGTACTTGATGTATTAACCGCAGCAGTAGATGAAAGGACTGAGCCTTTGTACCTAGTAGACATTAGGTTATCGCCTCATACGATGCTGTTAATTCAATTGCAGAGGCAGTTCCAACAGTTACAACAATAGATTGAGCCTCGCCCAAATAAAACGCTGTGCTTTTATCTGCAATAACAATTGAAGCATTTACAGGAACTGGCACTTGATAAATCAGTCGATAGTTAGTTCCAGCACCAGCCGCTGCGCTATTGATGGCAACAGTAACAGTTGCAACTGAACCTGTCACATTAGACGCAACAATGTTATCAATTTTGTTGACAGTACTCGATGCAGGCGTAAGTGCAGTCCAAGTCGTTGCAGACGTAGTAGATGGAATCAAATATGACGTACTTCCATAAATAGAAGTTACGTTGACTATGTTGGGATTTGCCATGTTGTTTCCTTAGTACCCAAAGATCATCGCCATAGCGATAGATTTGCCTGTTGTTACGCCAGTCAAAGTTGTTATTAAAACTAACGCTTCAACAATATCACCTGCATTAGCACCTACTACAAGAGTAAATTCTGTTCCACTTGTAGCAGTGTAATCAGATGTTGCTAACAATACGCCATTTAAATAAACCTGTAAATAGCCAACCGCATAAGTTACTGTAAATGCTGTTTGTCCAGAAGTTGCAGTAAATGATGTGCGAGTATAAGAACCAGAACCAGCGCCACCACCAGTAGAGTTAATCGTAACCACACCTGTTCCACCTGTGGGTGAAATGGTTATATTGGTTCCCGCTACGATTTGAGTTACACCGCCGGTAGCCGCAGCCCATGTTGCCGTTGTGCCGTTAGAAGTAAGGACATAAGTATTTGCGCCAATTCCAAGGCGAGTAGCAGTCCCAGAACCATTGCCGATAATCAAATCACCGGTAGTAGTGATTGGGGAAAGAGCGTTAAACGCAGCAGATGCGGTTGTTTGGCCTGTACCACCATTAGCAATAGCCACTGTGCCGGTGACATTCGCAGCATTTCCGCTAATATTTCCGCTTACTTGCGAACCAGGCAAGCTAAGTGAACTTAATGTAGTTAATGTGGAATTGCTTGTTGCGGTGATATTCGCGGCTGTTCCAGTTGTATTCTGATTCAGCGTAGGAATATCAGCAGCAACTATTGCACGAAATGTGGGCGCTCCAGCCGTTCCATTAGGCGCTGCCAAAATGTAATTGGCCGTTTTAGATGCATAGGGATTTAGCGTGTCACCGTATGCAGTTGCCAGGCTAATTGCAGGGGTTGTACCGCCGCTAGATACAACAGGGCTTGTACCTGTGACAGACGTAACAGTCCCTGTTCCCTTGCTGTTAAACGTAGTCCAATCTGCTGCTGTAAGCAATCCACGATTAGTCGCAGAGGCTGAAGGCAAATTAAGCGTGATTACCGGCGTTGTTGTACCTGTTGCAACCGATGAGGAAACATCAGTACCACTTGTGCCTAAAGTTAATGCAGCAACCGATGTAACTGTGCCAGTGCCATATCCTGCAGGATTAGATGCTGGGTATGCGCCCAAAGCGGTAAGAGCCGCCGATGCTGTAGTTGCTCCTGTACCGCCATTTGCAATAGGCAAAGCAGTTCCCGAATAACTAATTGCCAGCGTACCAGCGCCAGTAATTGGGCTTCCAGTTACAGATAAAAACGATGGGACGGTAGCTGCAACTGATGTAACCGTTCCAGTTCCGCTTACTGCTGTCCACGCTGCGGTTGTGCCATTAGATGTAAGGACATAACCATTTGTGCCAATCGGCAAGCGAGTTGCGCTATTTACGCCATTACCAATGATTAAGTCACCAGTAGATGTAACTGGCGACAAAGCGTTAAAAGCAGACGATGCGGTTGTTTGTCCAGTTCCACCATTGCCGATTGCAACTGTGCCAGTAACATTTGCCGCATTACCAGAAATATTGCCACTTACTTGAGAACCTGGGAGGCTTAATGCACTCAAAGTTGTTAGCGTTGAATTGCTTGTGGCCGTGATGTTGGCCGCAGTTCCCGTTGTATTTTGATTTAACGTAGGAATATCGGCAGCAACAATTGCTCTAAATGTAGGTACACCCGCAGTCCCATTTGGGGCAGCAAGTATGTAATTTGCCGTCTTGCTTGCGTATGGATTTTGTGTATCTCCATATCCGCTTGCAAGACTGATTGCCGGCGTAGTGCCGCCACTAGATACAACTGGAGAAGTGCCAGTTACCGATGTAACAGTTCCCGCAGTAGTGGCCGCAATTGTGATTGATCCAGCCGCATTTGTGATTGTGATATTGCTACCAGCAGTCAGCGTAGTGCGAGTAAATCCTGTGCCATTACCAATGTCTAATGCGCCGTTTGCAGGGGTTGTGGAAAGCCCCGTGCCACCATTGATGATTGGCAAAATTCCTGTAACGCCGGTAGTTAAAGGCAAACCAGTTACGTTTGTTAATGTACCGCTTGATGGCGTACCTAATGGCCCACCCGATGTAAGGTAAGAACCGGCGGGTTGTTTAGAGTTAAAGGTTGTCCAATCCGCTGCACTTAGCAAACCACGATTAGTGGCTGATGAAGTTGGCAGATTAAGAGTAATTACAGGCGTTGTAGTGCTATTGGCAACAGTAGAAGAAACGTCTGTTCCTGTTGTTCCAAGAGTTAAAGCAGATACATTGGTAACCGTACCAAGTCCTGATGTTGTAAACCAAGTAGTATCGTAATTGGCATTACTAGCTTTAATCAACACTTGTCCTGTTGTGCCGCCCGTAGGTACACCTACACCGGCAGGGCCAGTAGCGCCTCGATCAATCGTAATCGTTTGCGTTTTTGGTGGCGTTAACACCAAATTGATGTTATTCCCATCTATAACATTGACAGAAATATTAGCCATGCTAGTTCACCACGCCATCAGAACGCACCAAGAACAATAAGAAAATGATGGAATCATCTGCGGGAGTTGTGCCTACCGCAGGAAAAGAAATCTTTAACCGTCCGCTAAATCCAACGCAATTTGCTGCGTTAATGTCCAACTCGGGATCGGTAGAAATTACGCTCCAGGTAGATTCATCAATCACCATTGTGAACGTACCGGCGGCATCAACCCGATTGCTAATTGTGAGTGAGACGGCAGTAGGTGTAGGAGTGTAGTCCGCAATGTCAAACGTCAAACCATTGCGGCTATCTGCAATGTTGGTGACTTCACGGCGAATAATTGTTGCATCAATAGTCGCGCCTGTCAAATTGACAACAGAACTTCCTGATGTAAGTGCAAGATTCCAGTAGGTTTTTTGGTTATAAACCAACTCTCCCGCAATAATGGGATTAGAAAATCCACTAACTTGAGTTAGCGTATTCTGATTAAAAATAGCCAAAATGTTTCCCCTAAACTCGGGTGGTGACGCTCCCCGCGCACTCGCAGGGCTACGAATATTTTGTCTTGTGTCGCGTTATTCTAGCCCGAAAGATAAATACACGCAACCAATTGTACTTGGGTTGGGGAGTCAAATACAACCGCTTCCCGCGCTCGAGCCACTGTATAGTTGGCAATTGTAGTGGCCGTTTGCTTCATTCCCTTTCCTGGGGTGGACGAACTGCAAATATAGTCCCCCACGGCAATATTGCCATTTTCCCCGCAAACATTAACTTGCCCCTCGCCCACGGCATTCATGGCAATAAATTGGTAATTATTTTTAACCAAATCATATTCGGGATACATTACTTGGGTTGTTGAATATTGCGGTGGATCGCCCGATGTTGTTACATCCATGCGCTCAACAAATGCCGCAGGGGTGGAATTTGCCAATAATCCATTGTTTACCACCAAAACTCCAATTGTGCCTACTTGCTCCGGCTGGCTAGATTGGGTAACTTCAAATACCGTATTGGACAAATTCTTTTTAATAACGCATTTAACGTCTACCAATATGTCCCCAATTTCCGCAGTTTGTCCAACAGGAAGCAATCCATCGTGAGCGCCAGTAAATGGGCCATAGTTGGTTCCCGCGCCATCGGCATAAAAATCATATCCAATGGACACACCAACAACGCCGGATGTTACATTTCCAGTTCCAGCGCCATTTAAGTTTTGGCCGCGAACACCTTGGTTGCCGCCACCTTGTACTGAAGCAAGCCCAAAAACACCTTCAACAGAACTACTTACGCCTTGAACACCAATGCCGGTTGAACCAGTTGCACGTCCATAAACACCTATTCCAGATGTAGCTGTTCCATAAACTGCGCTTGATGATGATGAACTGCTACTGCTACTTCCATAAATCGCAGGAAATGCACCAGAGTTTGTTGCCAATATAGGCGCAAACAAACTAGATGCCGCATTAATGCTAAACAATCCACCGCTTGATGTGCCACCATCAATTGTTGCTACAAGCGTACCACCAGCGTCATACACCTTCATTGTGTTGTCGGTATAGCTTAAAACAATCCTTGCACCACTTGTTGCCGTTTGAACAATGCCACTAGTAAACGAACCACCGTTTACAGCTAAAGCAGAACCATTCCAAGTAAATGATGTTGTGCTATCGCCAATTGCAAAGCGAGGTACTCCCGAGTCATTACCCAAAAAGAATCCGGCCGTTGTATCAGAAAATGATGTTTTGCCAGAATTAAGGTTTCCAGCAGTGGCAATGTTGACTACGCCAAGATTGGCAGAAATAGCAGATAGCGAACCTACTTTCAAATTAGAAAGATATGGTGTTTGCCATGTTGTTTGATTTGCTACTGAATCATAAATACCATCACTTTGAAACATTGCTTGGCTTGCGCCTGGTGTTTGCACAGTAGTAGTAAAAGCTGTAGCTGATGTAGGACTAAAGTCTGTTGTTGATGGAAGTGTTGTTCCTGTTTTAACAACAGGAGAACCTGTAACAGTTGGATTGCCGTTATAAAGAGCATAAGCAATAACAGCACCATTACCTTGTGGGCCAATGCTGCCGTCTTGACGATAACCAATACTGCCTGTTGTAGCACCACTCCAATTGCTACTTGTTGTTGTTGCTGTTGCTGTATCGGTTATTACCAAAGACAACATATATAACGTATATCCAGTTCCAGGAGATGCTGGTGCGGCAGAACTCCATCCTGATGGATATGCGCTAACTGCGCCCGTACTCCATGTATAAGTAAATGCTTGGGCATAAGTTCCTGCTCCGCTATTTGACCAGCGAAATGCATTTACTGTTACAGACTTAGTACCATTAGCGCCAGGTGCGCCTGTTGCTCCTGTGGCTCCAGTTGCGCCTGTAGCACCAGTTGGCCCTTGTGCGCCATTTTGGGAAATAGATGTTATTGCTGCACCAGCCCATGCAACCGATGTTGTTGCAGTTCCGGCATAAGCTGTAATGCCTTGTCCTGCTTGATAAAGGTTATATCCCGCTGTGCCAGGATTGGCAGGGATAGTTACGCTCCATCCACCGCCGCCGGTATAGCCGGAATTAGTAGCAGTTGCCCAAGTGTACGTAGAGTTGCCAGTTGGCCCTGATGGAGTGCTTGCGCCCCATTGATACAAATAAACTTGTGCGGTTTGAACGCCAGCAGTTGTAGACGGTATCCATGCAAACGATGCACTTGCTCCGCTAATTTGACTTTGCCCAATTTCATTGAATACTACTACACCAAAGTAGTAAGTACCCGCAGGCAGGCTTTCATTCAAAAAGCTAAAGTTTGCACTATTTGCAAGTCCTGCACTTGTAGGCGCAATAAATTTATCAAAGAATATCCAATCCCCCGTTGTTGGGGATGCCGATGTTGTATAGAACAAATTAATGCCTGTAACCCGTCCAACTGCGGGAGTAGTTACTTGTATGTCAAATGTTGGCACAGTAGCAGCAGGGCGTGATGCTGAAACCGTAGGCGCACTTAAACTAGAAAAATACTGTACAGAAGCAAGATTGCTATTAGGAGTTGGTGAAAACGCCGTAATTGATGCATCAGCATATACAGCAGCGTTGTATTCATTCAAATCAAGTGAAGCGCCAAGATTGCCATCGGGCAATGAAATTTCACTTACCTTCATTACCCTAAATAGCTTATTGCTCCATCCATACGCGGTGTTAGTCAGCGACACTACATCGCCGGCATCAACTTGAATGGCAGGATAAGCAGCAGAAATAGTTACTAGCAAATCTTCACGCGCTTGTTCTAGCATTCTGTTTGCAAGATATGTTGCTTGCACAGAATCATTAACCAAATCAAGACTACAAGAATATTTGTTTACAGGCTCATTTGGATAAAGCAATCCTGATGGTGTTTCAAGATACACAACATCGCGTTGATCTCTATTCAATTGATTGGGGAAACTTGCTTCTACTTGATTGATGGAATTTGAAATATCAGTCAATGATGTTTTGATTTCGCCAATGACATTGGAATCATCAAAAGCAAATGTAGTGCTTGCATCTTTATTGATTACAAGAGTCCATTTTCCTGTAGCAGCGTTGTATTGATTCCATGAATCGCAAGCCGCCATGATTCGATCAATGTTAGACAAAACATTTTGCCCTGTATCCAATACACCATTGATCCTATAACGTGGTTGTGTGGCCGAACCGCCCGTGCTTGGCGTATAAGTGATGGTGGCATCTGAATACGCATTTAATGCAGTAGCAGAAGCTGTATCAATTAATGCAGCGGCCATGCCACCGCCATAAGTTTCATTGCTTATGTAATCTGCCCAAACATCACCAGGCTTTGCTACACCTGTCCCATTTAATGTGTGGCTAACATGAAATGTAATTGGTTGAAGTTGTGTTGTACCAGCCTCTTGCGAGTAAAACAATTTGACAATTGCAAATGCCAAACCATTCATTTGGCGAGTGCCTGTCCATGCATTTGCAGAAGTAACAGGACTACCGCCTGGTGATGTTGTGCTAATTACTGTGCTTGGGGAATACCAATTTACATTGGTGATTGCTCCTGCATCAGTTGAAGTGTAGAAACCAATATAAAGTTGGCCGCTAATTTTTGTATCGACATTGCCAGCACCATCAGTAAGGCTTACTACTTTTGCAGTATCGGTTGTATCAAATGTAATTAGGCGATCACCATAATACATTTTTGTGTTGTCAAAATTAAATTGTCCATTAGGACTTATGCTAGAAATTGCCAGCACATAGTACATACATTTTTGATCTACCGACAAAACAGCATCTACAAATGTACCGCCAAGATAAGCACTACCATAAACAATTGGAACGCTATTTGTTGTTGCTGGCGGTACTTGCTGACGCACTCCATTGTCAATAGATTGGTTGGAATTTGCATCAACAGAGAAAATTCTTCCAGCAACATAAGAAACCGCAAATGTAACGGCAAATGTTGCCGCCGCATAACTTATACCTGTCGCTTCAGCAGTATAAGCCGCTGCATATACAATCCATTCAACCATTTTTATTCTCTATAAAATGTGGCAGAACTCAAAGAGTAACCACGTTTGTTAAAGTCCACAAAACCCGAACTTGCCAAGATGGATGAATAAACAATATCAATTCTTCCATCTTCAATCATATCTTTTGCTATGCGATCAAATTCTTTCCATAGCCTGCCAGAAAGTGTAGTTCCTTTGTATTCCGATTTAACCAACCATGCCAAAACGTGCAATTCATAAACATCAGGACACCAAATATTAGTAATGATTAGTGAAGCAATAAAGCCACGATGCTGATCATCTATAAGAATAAATCCTTTGCCCGCAAGCATTTGTGTAAATAAATTGCGTACATGATTTTCATCATGTTTATCTTTGTTTCTTATTGCTTTTTGTGGCGCTAAAGATGAATATTCTTTCATCATCTTTAGCAATGCTGTCATATCATATTTTGTAGCGTGTCTGATCATTGAACATGGCCAATAGATGTTGATGTTTTTGTAATCGTATCATTATTGTTGCCAGAATTATGCCCAACTGCACTTGATGTAGTTGTCGTGGCTTGACTTGATTGAATAGGAGCAGCACCAAAGTCAAAGTATGTTGCTGCAATGATTGGAACTCGATCCATAGACTTGTCATTAAGATAAATAAAGTTCCATGCTTTGGGCGTAGTCTTAACGCCTTGAATTCGATTTTCAAGGATAGTTCTAAAACTGGCGCAAGTAATGCCCACTGTGGCAATCCTTACCCTAAGTTGATCGTCAAAGTTTTCAGAAATTGAAGCATTGGACACAATGCCCGTATATCGCTTAAAAAATTGTTGCGTAGGCGTTGTAATAATTTGATTATTTGAATCCAAAAATCCGCGCCATATATCAATGTTTGAACCCTTGATATTTGCACCAAGAATCAATGCAATGTTAGAACCATCCACGCCAGCAAGTTGAATTGCCAAATCTGTCGCCGTTGCTTTAATGTTTCTATCAATTTGGGAAATGGATAACAAACTACCAAAGTTGGTAAATGTCATGCTATTCACCGTAATTGGCGCTGCGGCATTGCAGAAATAATAACTATCAGTTGCTGTAGTTAGTTTAATAAACTCTGCTTGAACAATTGATGGGCTCGACAGAGCCGTCATTGTGGTAGTCATCCTGTAATGTCCTCAATAAATACAAAGTCGCCATCCCATTGCACAAATGCGCCATTTGTCATTGGATTAAGTGTGTATGTAGGACATTGTGCAGCAAGTAGATAAAAAGTGCAATTAGAACCTACAGCAGTCAAAGTACTTCCAATTGTCGGCGTTCCAATGATAGGCCGATGCACATTGAATGTGATTGATGCACCAGGCGCATGGGGTGATGTACTACCCAATGGAACGTCTGCTTTTACTTTATAGGAATAAATACCGATTTGTATAAAATCACCGGCTTTAAACACAAGTTGTGTTGATGTGCCATTAGGCAAATTGCCAAGCGTGATTTGTGTTGAATTTGCTGTGTAAGCAAGGATTGTCATTGCTGCAACTTGAGACTGCACCAATGCGCCTTGATATGCAGTAAACCAATTAAGATTAGCGCCAGCAAAACTAATTGTCTGTGGAATCTGTCTGTCGTAATTGTCAATCGTTTGGATTACATCCCGAACTTGCGGATAGTACAAAAAACTGTGCGGTTTAACCGTAAAGTTCCACGGTACAGATGTAAGGTATTGCGCCACGCGAACCTGGCCCGAGCGACTTACTTGTTGTCCAACTGTACGGCGGTTTTGTACGCCAATGCTTTCGCTGATGTTAAATATTGTTTGAAACGACATTACGTTCTCCCACGTCCAACCGCCACGCTTTTAGCGCCATAAGCATTTGCAGCCCATACTGCACGGGAACTGCCCAAAATTCTTTCTTCAAACGATTTGGTGTCAATAGCATTAATGTTGTAAACAGTATTGTTTGTAGTGCCACCCATGTTGCCAATTTTGTCATTAGGGATAATTGTTCCTGCTGTTTTAGGAACAAACAATTCTGGCCCATTTTCACCAACCATTGAAACTTGATTAACTGGGGGATCACCACCATCTGCAAATCCAAATATTGATAGTGCAGCATTAAGCACACCACCACCACTTCCCATACTTGCCCACCAATTTGCTGCGGCAGCTTTTAATTGAATTTTTAACAAATCTTTGATAATGCTTTGTGCTAAATCACCAAATGAAATTTTTCCGTTTTCAACAAATTTATCTAATGCATCATTTATGCTGCCAAATACAATGTTGAAAGAATCAGCACCTGTTTTTGCTGCATTTGTTGCGGCATCTGTATAAGCATTAAAAGCATTTGCCCATCCGTATTCAAATGTTCTTTGTGCATCCTCTTGCTGACGTTTAAACGTCATTGTTGCTTTGCCTGTTGCTTTCATGTTTTCAGTAAGATTTTTAAATGCATTACTTTCAACATCAACGCCAGCCAATTTTGCTTGACGTTTTGTATCTGCAATCATTACTTCTAAATCATACTCATCTAGCAAATTTTGTCGCTGTTTGTCGGACAGCATTAGCAATTTAGTTTCATACTCAATACGATCGTTTGCAAGTTTTGCAACACGATTAGCTTCCTCGGCTTGATCATAAAATGCCGATGTTGCTTTATCTTGAGTATCTACAAATGCCAACAATTCGTTCTGCATTTGTTCTAATTCTTGCCTTGATTGTTCTTGTGCTGTGATTGTTTTTTTCTGCCTATCTAACGAATCACTTTGATTTGCTGCGGATCGTGCATTTAATCTTTCTTGCTCTACTTTTTGTTTGCTTATTGCAGCTTCACCAAGAATGTTATCTTTTAATTCCTTAGTCATCTTATCGCCGCCACTAACAAGTTGTTGTGCAGCTTGAGCATCTATTTGCGCTTTTTTCTTTTCTGCCTCTTTATCAATAGCATACAATTTTTTCTCAAGTTCTGTTTTGGTTAAATCCAATTCAAACTGATTTTTTAATTTATCTAAACGCATCAATTCTTTAGTTAATGCAATAGAGGCTTGCTTTGCTTTTACTTCATTGGATACTGCTGGTGTTGTTGGTGTTTCTGTTTCACCTTCTTTCAATGGCATATGTGCAAATTTTGCATCTGAGTTATCAGGCAAAGATTTAAATTTAGCATCATATGGTGCATTTTCTTGAACATTTCTTGCAGCTTGAATTTGTGCTGGCGTTAAAATTTTTGCTTTTTCATAAGCAGCAACACGATCATCTGATTTTTTTTCTTCCTCAGATTTTGAACCTGATGTTATATAAAGAAATGTACCAATTGCAGTAGCCGCCGTAATCGCTTTAAGAATTAAACCAATTGGCGTAGCACCGCCAGCAGTTAAGTTAAACAATGCTCCTGCTGCTGATGCTTCTTTTATTGCAACAGCTAAACTAACAAATCCTTGCGCTACCGCACCAATACTTGCAATAATAGCAACAGATGCAATGCCTTTTAATACTGCGCTAAATTGCTCAATTTTATAAATATGCGATTGACTAAATGGTGCAATTAAATCTGCAAAAGCTAATGTTAAATTAGTTAAATTCTTTTTTAACGCATCTGATACTTGTCCAACTTTTTGTATTGAAGCATCATATTTGTCAAACTCTCCAGTTCCTTCTTTTAAAACTTCTGCAAGGTTTTGCATATCAAGACCAATTCCAGCCTTGCCAAAAACTTCTTTAATTGCTTTAGTTTTTTCAAATTGATCTGAAATATTTGAAAACCCATCTGCAACTTTTTGGATTGCTTCATACGGGCTTAGTCTTTTTAATTCATCAAAAGAAATTCCCAATTGTTCAAATTGAGCAATTGCAGAATCATTACCACTTTTAGCATCTGCAATTTTTCCAAATAAAGTATTTAATGCTTTATCTGCTGTTTCTGCCCTGCCGCCTGATTGCTGCAATGCTTCACCAAACGCAAGAACTTCGCCTGTGCTTAAACCAAAGCCTTTTGCCATATCACTGATTTCATCAGTAAGCAATACCGCTTCATGGTACAACTCACCAAAACCCAATACAGCACCAATTCCGCTGATTTCTTTAAATCGCTCACCTAGAGTTTTGACTTTTTCGCCCAGCTTATTAAATTGCTCTTGCAATTCTTTTGCCGATCGTTTTGCATTGTCAGTTGCTTTGTCCCATTCAACTGTGACAAGCCCAAGTTTTACTGATAACGAACCAATTTGTGCCATTATTTACCTTTCGATTTTGCCGCTTTTCGGGCAAACTCATCAATTGCATAACCTAGTTTGTCACCCAAAATATTTATAACCAATTGGATGTTGCTTTCCAATGCTGGGCGTAAAAAGGGATGTTTAGGCGTTGATGCATTTCCAAATTCATTAGATACAGCAACTGGTTTTTTGTTTTGCCAAACAGTTTGAAATTTGCCACGTTTATTTAAAGTAACGTGCAGCTTTGAATCATCACGCAATGGACTTGCAGATACGCGAGCCATATAGACTTCGCCTTGCTGATAGTATTTGCTTGCTTTATCGCTCCGATTAGGGCGATGCACTTTCATATAGATACGATCTGCAAGTTGCCCCGTATCTTTAGGCGCATTTCTTTTTGCAGCATCTAGCACAGGTTTGAATGCCGCCGCCATAGAGTCGCGGTAAATACGATCGGTTTTTCCTTTGCCAATCTCTTGTTTAAGAGTTTCTAATGTGGCAAATAATTCGGGAAAACCCTCAATCGTGAATTGCTGAATTACCGCCATTTAATTTCTCCATACTAAATCCAGGCGCTTGCGATAAAAATGCCAACAATGTTTGGCTAACTTTTTCATTGTCAGGAATGTCTAAATCAGGGTTCCTATCATACTCGTAAACCCAAGGAAATATTGATTCTGATTTAAACGGCAAAGCACCAGCAGGACGAAAATAATTAAACACCGCCGTAGTCACAGGTGCAATTGCTTCAAATATTCCTTTGCCTCCTAAAACTCCATCATGAAACATTACGCAAATTTCTGCAAACGTTTCCTCATCAATAGAACTTATGCTTTCTTGCGTATGCCCATTAAACAACATGGCAGCAGTTACTTGTCTAGCAACTGACTGTCTCAGTTTTTTTTTGATTCTTTGTAATTTGGCTTAATAGCCTCATCAATCCTAGCAATAATTTCCTTAATTACAGCTTCTGGAAATTCTTCAGCAATTTCATCATAAGATTCTGTAATTGGCTCGCCAGTAGCAGATTGCAACAAACCAAAATATTTTTCAACTTGCAATTGGGAAATGGCAGTCATCTTAGCAACGTGTCGAACAGATGTGCCATCAACAACAACATCGTTGTCTGTAACTTTGATTTTTTCTTGATCTTTGTTTAACGCTTCTAAGAAATCTTTATCGGCTTCCTCTAACGTTTTACGCAATGGGGCGCTAAGTTGCAAATAGATAGTTTCTACTTTTGCTTCATCAGGCTCTGTGATTGATGCAATTAGGGCTTCCATTTCCCGTTTTACAGGAATGCGAACCTTTAAGTCAAACTCAATATCATTAAGTTTTACATGAATGGTTTTAAATCGGGCGGCAGCGCGAATAGCCTCATAGTTTGCACCAAGTTTATTTGAAATGCCCATTTTTTATCCTTTAATTATCTTGTGGTAAATTTTGTTGTTCAATTCCAATGCGTAGGATACTACTTCATCGGGAGTCATTTTATCGGCATGATGCCGTGCAATCTCATGGGCCAGCGTCACCGCCGTCATGCGTTGTTGGTGGAACCCAAACCAATCCTTTCGGGATTCGGATTGGGCTACCAAGAACCCTAGTAAGTCATTCGTATTTTGTATTTTAGTTTCCATTTATTCCTCAGAGGGTGGGGTGTATCGTGTAGGGGCCGTATAAGGGTTATGTTTTGCAAGAACCCGCAAAGCAACTCCCTCTGCCGAATCAGCTTCGATAGAAGAAAGTGCTTGTGCGACTTCCGCAGCGTCTACTACCAAACCTCGGGCAATGGTGTCCAAGTCTTGATAAGTGCTGGTTAGCACCTCCAGCGCGGCGGTAAGTTGTTCAGACATTAGGTGTTGCTCCAGCCGTA